GGGGCCTCGTACCGCATCCTCTGGGGGCCAAGTCCCTTTCTAACAAGGGACTCCCAGGGGGTGCCCTCCCAACCCATTGCCTCAATGAGGCCATCGGAGATGGCCTTAAGTAAGTCCAACGGCAAGGTATCTGATGCAGTAGTCAAGTCGGCAGACATGACCACATGATCGGGTGCGAACACCCAATCACGGACTTCGCTTAAGTGGTCTCCCGTAAGGGAGGCCACAAAGCCAGGAGTCTGCCGAAGACCACGCATCAGAAACCGCCGTATGGCCTGAAGAGGGGCAACGAGGGAGCACGAGGCCTTAGAGACAACGCGGATCTTACCACCGCGTTCGCGCACGACGGAGACTTTGTTTCTCGGAATCGCCGAGAATGGACCAACTACTTTGCGAAGGTGGAAACGGAAGGAGTGGGCTTGTAACTCCGCCACACCCCGTCGCAACTCACCGGGAACGAAGTTCTCAGGCCATGAACCTAGAACACCCTCCAAATTGAAACGGGCGACGTTCTGGGCACGAGCTGAAAGCTCACCCGAAGCGCCACCCTTGGAGAGGGTTCGTTCTAGGCAGGCTCCCCCCGCGAGGGTAACCCGCGGAGCAGGGAACCTACCAAGAGGCCTGAGAAATCGCCTTGCCCATGTCTTTGTGCTTAAGCGCGCTTCGCGCAGCACATCCTCAGGACACGGAGCTGGAGAACTACAAAGAGTTCTTCTGTGCCCGTTCAACGCGGCACGCTCCGCCTTAGGGCCACCCAGAGGGAGAGCCCTTCCGAGGAAAGACAATTGGGCAAGCCGGTTCGATGTGACGGGGAGGCCAGTAAACAAGGGCCGCAGTACGCGCACGTCATGTGGTATACGACCGGCACGGCATAAGGATGATTCCACCCTGAAAGAGGTGGCTTCAGCCTTTAAGAGCGACAAGAATCGCTCCCAGCCGTGACAGCAGCACGAGACCACAACACGACGTGCAACTGCGACCCAAGCATTAAGCCTAGCCCGCCCCCGACGTTGGGTCAAAGAGCAACGAAGGGCCTTACGGCCATACGCTGCGACCCATGAACCCACCAACGCACTCCAGATCTCCTTAGCCGGGGTGGCGTGACGGCGAAGGCGTAAAAGCTTTCGCACGTCCCGCGTAAAGAACCGGGAAGTCCCGGTACATCCTAAGCCACCCCGACCACATGCTTTCAACGCAGGGGAGAGGACCTGTCGCACAACGACGGCAGGTCGACTACTTCCCCCCCGCGGTTTCGGCATTCGACGTCCTCTCGTTGGTCTACGCTTGTGCGAAGACCGGCGAGAGGTGTTCGGATCCAAACCAAGGAAGTTGAAAAGGTCACCACCCACCGTTATCACGGTGTGGTGTTGTGACCGTCTGGCCTCCATGGT